ATTATAATATAGCTGGCGGACGTCCGGTAGATGCTATTGATGATGCAAGTAGCGCCGACGGCACTCTTACTGTGTTAAAGCCCTACTACCCTATTGTGATAGAGAGCGACTATGAGCTTGGATATTTTACTCGTTATTTTGCAAAAACCGTCAGCGGACCTGGATATATTTTTGAAATATCGCCACTAGACTGGACCAAAATCCAGAACGGAGACATTGCAGCAGAGAATATTTTAGGGTATGAAAGTATAGATATGTTATGGCAGTTAACAGGTCCTTTAGAAGATACACGCGTATCGCAGTATCAAATCAAAGGAGGAATAATAAGTACAAATAGACGTGTGACAGAGAGTAAAGATAGGGTCTTTTCTGGTCTCTTGCAGTATATCGGTGGAGATTATACTAAATTTGCAAGAATTACCTCTTAGTAGTTGTTTATAAGATCGTAATATCTTATCTTAATTAGGTTGTAAATAAATGTTATGTATTATATTGTCGAAACGAAAGAGCAGCTTTTAAAATTATCAAGAACAGAAAAGTGTTTCATTGATTTAGTATCTCTTTCAGAGGAAACACATCCCTCACTTACTGCACCCTGTGCACTCTACTACAATGATTTCGAAAAAGGGTATATTTTCCCTATTAATCATTCAGAAGGCTTCTCTTTAAGCCTGGATGAAATCCAGAACTACCTGTTTGATATTCCGACAATCTACCTGCTTGATAAAAAGTGGCATTCGTATTTCCTCTATCTCCCTCAGGCTGTAGATCTATACTTCAACATCTTAGATAAAGACGGTGAGATCAAAGATATCCAATGCTACACCCCCGTTCACCTAGATTTCCACAACAAGTTTAAGTATTCAGAAAATATGAATACACTTATTCCAATTTCAAAGCATTACGAGAAGTGTGAATGTATGTTTGGAGCAGTTAGAGGGTATATTGGGGAAGAGATAAATCTAGAATGGCAAAATAAATACATTCAAGCCTATAAATGGGTAGAAGAACAGGGTCTAACGGTAGATGAAAGGGTTTTTGATAAGTTCTTTGAACCTACATGGAAGGCTAGGTCTATGAAAGATAATAGGATATACACAAGCTATAACCTTTATAACATAACCTCACGACCTACCAATGCTTTTAACGGTATAAACTTCCTGGCCTTTAACAAAGATAACGGATCTAGAGCAGCTTTTGTGCCGCAAAACGACGTTTTAGTGGAATTTGACTTTGACGGATATCACTTGAGGTTAATAGCTAATATGCTAAACGTACCTCTCCCTTCAGACGAATCCATTCACGTGATTTTAGGTAAAGAGTATTTCGGCAAAGAAGAATTAACTCCAGAAGAGTACCAAGAATCCAAGAAAATTACGTTTAGACAGCTCTACAACGGAGTTGAAGAAGAATATAAGCATATAGAATTATTTGATAAGGTTAACTGGCTACTCGAGGCAGGATGGGCTGAATATAAAAGGAAAGGCTTTCTTGAATTACCAAACAAGCGAAAAATAAAGATAGAAAACGCCAATCCGCAGAAGCTTTTTAATTACTATGTTCAATGTCTAGAGACCGTAAACAATGTAAAAAAGTTAATTGATTTACGCGAGTTATTTAAAGGGAAAAAGAGTAAAGTCATCCTGGTAGTATACGATTCAATTCTTATTGATTATTCAACTGAAGACGGAAAAGGATTTTTAAAGCAGATCAAAGATGTTTTGGAAAAGGACAGATATAGGGTGAAAGCACAAAAAGGAGTGAATTATAACTTTTAAACTAATTAAAGATATTTATGAATAAAGGTGCTATGAAATATCGAAAAATTTGGGAGAAAGTTTATGGGAAAATTCCAGTAGATGAAAAAGGTAGGAGTTATGAAATACACCACATTGATGGTAATAGAAATAACAACAGTCTTGAAAATTTACAATGCCTTTCTATAGAAGAACATTATAGATTACATTTAGAGAAAGGGGACTATGCTGCTGCAAATTTAATTGCGAAAAGGTTCGATAAACCGATAGTTAAAGGGTTTGCAGGTAATAGGAAAGGGGCTAAGCTAACCGAAAAACATAAACAAGCCTTATTAAACTCTAGACTAGGATATAAAGCTTCAGAAGAGACTAGAAAAAAGATAAGTAGTAGACTAAAAGGAAGAAAAGCAGCAGAACCTGGGAAAAAAAGAAAACCGCATTCAGAAGAAACAAAACGTAAGATGAGTGAAAAACACAAAGGTAAAAAGTTGTCTGAAGAGGTAAAGCAAAAATTAAGTCTATTAAAAAAAGGAAAAACCTACCCTAAACAGACGTGTTCTTACTGCGGAAAAATAGGAGGAGGTCCTAGAATGAAAACGTACCACTTCGAAAACTGTAAAAATAAAATATTATAACCCTCTGAGTTAGAACCTAGATATTTATTATGGCATACATTGAACTAACGCAAGAACAATTGAAGAATAAGTTATTTTGTACGTTTTCGCCAAAAGATAGACTTGAAGATACTCTCAATCTAATTCAAGGCGAGTACTCTATAATGTACGGAAAGATTTTCGTACTTGAATCCGTTGATTCTGAAGAATTACTCTGCACATATAATATAGAAGTAGAAGGACCTACAACAAAAGTACTTCAGAATACTATCCTACTTCACCGGAAAAAAGAGACTAATACTCTTTACACTATCAATAGTCTCAATCTTCTTATTAAATCCCTTAATGAAGGCATTCTGGATACTTCTTTCCGAATTAACTGGCCGGATTATAGAAACACAGTTCTCCTTTCGCAAGGAGACGAGCTTAAAAAGCTCTCTACAAAAATTCATAGAATAGTCAACATTTAAGTTGCTTATCTGAGAATTAGTACTTACATTCTTTTATTAACGTAATTTTTAAATTTAAAACTATAAGTTATGGGTATGGATTTAGGCGCAATTAAGTCTAAACTTAGTGCTTTGCAATCACAAAAGCAAGGCGGACAAAAGAGAGATATGTCTCTCATTCTCTGGAAACCTACAGTAGGGAAGCATTCAGTACGAATTGTACCTGCAGTGTGGGATAAGGCAAATCCTTTCAAAGAGATTTTCGTACATTACGGTATCGGGAACCGTACAATGATTTCACTCCAGAATTTTGGAGAGAAAGACCCAATTGTTGAATTCGCCAAGCAGCTTGCATCAAGCGGCGACAAAGAAAACTGGATGATGTCACGTAAGCTTGAACCTAAAATGCGTGTATTCACTCCCGTAATCGTTCGCGGTGAAGAAGAGAAAGGCGTTCGCTTGTGGGAATTTGGTAAGCAAATTTACGCCGAATTATTGAGCTTGGCTGACGATCCAGATGTCGGGGATTATACTGACGTTATTCAGGGTCGCGATATTACTATCGAAACTACAGGTCCCGAGACTAACGGCACTTCTTTTAATCAATCTAAGGTACGTGTCCGCACAAAAACTACACCTCTATCAGAGGATGCCAAAGAGGTAGAGAAGTGGTTAAGTAATCAACCAGATGTATTTTCTATCTTTAAGAAGTACTCCTACGATGAGATGAAAGAGGCGCTCCTTGGCTGGCTTAATCCAGAAGAAACTACTGACGAACCTGCACCAGCTGCTGCACCAAAGCAAGAATCTTCACTTGCGTCAAAGCCTAGTTCTTTATCCCTTAATACTCCCAAGGCTAAGCCTAGTATTGATGAGGAATTTGATGACCTTTTTAAGTAATTAATTTATGGCCAAATCAATTAAAGCCTCGCTTAACGAAAGTGTAGCGGGAGCCGTCAAGGGTACTTTTAACCTAGAGAAGTTTATACAGTCTAAAAACCTCTCAAGTACCTCTATCAAAATGAAAGAGCAGACTTGGATTCCTTTATCTAAAGCCTTTCAAGACTGTCTTTCTATTCCTGGTATTCCTGTAGGCCATATTACATTACTTCGAGGACATTCTGATACAGGCAAGACTACAGCTCTTTTAGAAGCAGCCGTAAGCGCTCAGAAGATAGGTATCTTGCCTGTATTTATCATTACTGAGATGAAATGGAACTGGGAGCATGCCAAACAAATGGGACTTGTATTCGAAGAAGTACCTAATGAAGAAGGCGAAGTAGCTGACTACAAGGGATTTTTCATTTACGTAGATAGAGAGAGATTAAATACTATCGAAGACGTAGCTGCATTTATTGCAGACCTTCTCGACGAACAGAAGAAAGGTAACTTACCTTACGATCTTCTTTTCCTCTGGGATTCTGTAGGATCTATTCCTTGCCGTCTGTCTGTTGAGTCAAATAAGAATAATAACGAGTGGAATGCCGGAGCTATGTCCCAGCAGTTTGGTAACTTTATTAACCAGAAGATTGTATTGTCACGTAAGCAGAGTCAACCTTACACGAATACTATGCTTGCAGTAAATAAGATCTGGGTTGCTAAAGCAGAGAATATTATGGCCCAGCCCAAGATGAAGAATAAGGGCGGTGATACTATGTACTTCGATGCATCTTTGATTATTACTTTCGGAAACGTAACTAATTCCGGAACTAATAAGATCAAAGCAACCAAGAACGGCAAGGACGTAGAGTTTGCCAAGCGTACTAAAGTTAGTTGTGATAAGAATCACGTTAATGACGTTACATCTACTGGTAGAGTTATAATGACCGCACATGGATTTATTGACGATACCAAGCAGGCAATCGATGCTTATAAAAAGCAATACTCTAAGGATTGGTTAAAGACTCTCGGATCAAACGATTTCGATGTAGTTATCGAGACTGATGAAGATAACAAAGACGTATTTGATCCTACCGAGGAATAGTACATCTTTACGGTATGACAAGGATCAATATCGGGATTCCGCCAAAGGAGTTAAGTAGTAAGCATTTGATTGCTGAACATAGAGAGCTTAAACGCATACCAAACGTTGTAGCAAAGGGTAAGTGTAATCTTAAGAATATACCGCAAGAATTTACCCTGGGTAAAGGTCATGTATCATTCTTTTACGATAAGCTAGGATATTTAAAAGAGAGGTACATTGACCTCTACAACGAATGTATAGCTAGAGGATTCCAGGTACAGAGTTATTTAGCGTCATGGGATGGGGTACCGCAAGAGTTAATGAATAGTTACTCTCCAACAGAGAAAGATATTTACATAATCCGTGAGAGGATAGCCGACCGGTTGGCCAATCCAATTGCAAAACAAAAGAAGAATGGATTACAGAGCGATGTTCGAAAAGATGGAGAAGCAGGAACCGGAGGACTTACATAAGAACAGTAGAGTACTAATTGTCGATTCGTTAAATACATTTCTTCGTAGTTTTACCGCAATTAGCCATATAAATCCAAGCGGGGCACATATTGGAGGACTAGGCGGTTTTCTTAAATCTATAGGTGCCGCTATCAGGCAATTGCAGCCAACTAGAGTTATTTTAGTTTTCGACGGACAAGGAGGTTCTACTAATAAAAGATACCTTTATCCTGAGTATAAAGCAAACCGTCATATAACTAAAATCTCAAACTGGGATGCTTTTGATAATCAGGAAGAAGAATCAGAGTCAATAACGGCTCAAATTGTACGTTTAATTGATTATCTCAAGTGTCTCCCGGTTGATTTAGTTGTAATAGACAAGGTAGAAGCGGATGACGTTATTGGGTATATGACAGGGCAATTTACCGAGAAGGTGTACGTACTATCAACCGACCAAGACTACCTACAGCTAGTATCTGAAAACGTTTCTGTTTTTTCTCCAATCAAGAAAATAATCTACGATCCAGCAACCGTTATTAAGGAGTACGGTATACCTCCACATAATTTTCTTACCCACAAGGTTATAGTCGGAGATAAAGGTGATAATGTACCTGGAGTTAGAGGCATTGCAGCTAAGACTTTGATCAAGCTCTTTCCAACTATTACTACTAATGAAGATTTTACCTTAGACAAGTTACTAAATGAGTGCGAGGGTAAGGATAAAAAGTATGCTGATGTTTATAATTTTCGTAAGCAATTAGAGATCAATAAGAAGTTAATGGATCTAAGAAATCCAAACATACCTGAAGCCGACAAGGAAGTATTAGACCATGTAATTGCTAACCATAACAATAATTTTAACCCCGATTGCTTTGTTAAGTTGTATAACGAAGACCAGCTAGGAAAGACTTTAGTAAGCCCGCATTTATGGCTTAGTGAAATATTTTCAAAATTAGCTAAGTTTGAGTTGAAAGATTGAGTATGGTAATTTTAAATTAGTTGATATTTATTATAAATTAATAGATATGAATTACCGAAAACTCTGGGAGAAGTGTTATGGTCCGATTCCGGTAGATGAGCAGGGTAGAAAATACGAGATACATCACGTAGACGGAAATAGAAAAAATAATTCTATAGAGAACCTTAAATGTGTTTCTATAGAGGAACATTATAGGATACATCAAGAACAGGGAGATGGAATTGCATGTCACGCAATCAAGCTTAGGATGCAAGGAAAACCCTTAAAAGGGTGGCATCATTCTGAAAAGATGAAGCAAAAATTTAGCGAAGATAGGAAAGGAAAGAAAAGATCTTTTGAAACTATCGAAAAAATTAGACTTGCTAAAACTGGAACAAAATTGCCTGCAAAAGTTAAAGACAAAATAAGTGCAGCACATAAGATCCCTATCATGCATAAAGAATCTGGAGTTGTTTTTGAATCAGGAAAACTTGCAGCAAAAGTATTAGGAGTAACTCCAGGAACTATTATACATCGAATAAAAAAAGGAGAGTTTATCTACATTACAGAGCAGGAATACCAGAAAGGGAAAAAACATAAAACTTTTTTACAAATAGAAAAGTACAGTGCTCATAGGAAAAAAGTACGGCATGAAGCGACTGGACAAGTATTTAAATCTGTAGCCGATGCAGCAAAAGTTTTTAACATATCCCCGAGTAATATGAATTATTACATAAGAAAAAGAGTTTTTAGTTACATATAAAAATCGTATATTAGGTTATGGTTCTAAATCAACTACAGCAGTACGGTGTAAGCTTTCAAATAAAAGTTCTATCAAGCTTACTTAAGCATAGAGAGTTTTTACAGAGTATTTACGATATCCTTGAAGAAGACTACTTTGATAATCCAGCACATAAATGGATTGTAGAAGAAATTCTAAAGTATCATTACAAGTATCATACTACACCAACTCTTGATGTACTTCAAGTAGAGGTAAAAAAGATCGAAAACGAAGTATTAAGGGTATCGGTGATTGAGCAGTTAAAAGAAGCTTACAAAGCCTCTAACGAAGATAGAGATTTCGTAGAGCAAGAGTTTTCTAACTTCTGTAAAAACCAGCAGTTAAAAAAGGCTCTTCTATCTTCTGTTGAGCTGCTTGAAAAAGGTCAGTACGATGATATTCGCTACCTTATCGATACTGCTTTAAAAGCAGGTCAAGATAAAAACATCGGTCATGAGTACGAAAAAGATGCCGAGACTCGTTATCGAATGGAAGAAAGAGGTCCCCAGCCTACGCCTTGGGAGCATATTAACGAGTTACTTCAAGGAGGTCTAGGATCTGGTGATTTAGGTATTATCTTTGGTAACCCCGGCGGAGGTAAGAGCTGGATGCTAGTAGCCTTAGGTGCAATGATCGTATCTGGTGGAGGTACTGTAGCCCACTACACGCTTGAGTTATCAGAAACGTATATGGGTAAGAGATACGACTCTATTTTTACCGGTATCAGAATTCAAGATTTAGGTAAGCATAGAGATGAAGTAGATAAAGCAGTAAGTAGCCTACCCGGTAAGCTTATTATTAAGGAATTCTCAATGGGTAAAGCATCTATATCTACTATTGAGAGCCATATTCAGAAGATTACAGATCTAGGACATAGACCTGACTTGATTATCATTGATTACGTAGACCTTTTGAAGTCTAAGAGAAAGTCTATAGACAGAAAGGATGAGATAGATGATATTTATGTATCCACCAAAGCTCTTGCTCGCGATCTTAAGATACCAATTTGGACTGTATCTCAAGTAAATAGAGCTGGTGCAAAAGACGATGTTATTGAAGGTGATAAAGCAGCTGGATCTTACAACAAGATCATGATTGCTGACTTTGCAATGTCATTGTCTAGAAAGAGGTTAGATAAAGTAAACGGTACAGGAAGGGCACATATCATGAAAAACCGTTATGGCGGTGATGGTATGACTTACCCCGTGAAAATCAATACCGAAAACGGTAATATTGAAATTCAAGCACGTGAAATGGGCGAAGATGAATTCGTTCAAGAAGGATCTGGAGTACCTGGGAAACCAGTAACTGGATTTAGTGCAGAAGAGAGAAATTTTTTACAGCAAAGGTTTTTTGAATTAGGGAAATAAGCTATTTATTACTACAAAAGTTATCAGATATGAGCATAGCAGAACTATACGCCGAGAAAAGAACTCCATTTGCACCGCCCGTAGATCAAAGTACCTACGAGCAGTTTGTATTTAATATGGAGCGTAACGGTACCAATGATCTAGTTGAAAGAGATATGGTAGACCCTACCTTCCGTCCCCCTCAGGCATCTGATAGCTATCTAGCCCAAAAATTTCAAAGCGGGCTTAATTCGAATCTACAGTAGTAAGTAATTAGGTTATGATCTTAACGGCATCGTGAGATCGCCGAATGAAAAACTTATCTTTAAAACATTAAAAAACAACAAGAGAAATGGACATCTCCCAGAGCATTCTAAGTGACATTACAGTGTACATGAAGTACGCAAAATTTAATCCAGACCTACAGAGAAGAGAGTCTTGGACAGAGTTAGTTGACCGTAATAAAAATATGCACTTAAAGAAATTTCCTAATTTAAATGAGGAAATTGAGAATGCTTACAAGTTCGTCTACGATAAGAAAGCTTTACCTTCAATGCGTTCAATGCAATTTGCGGGTAAACCCATTGAAATCAGTCCTAATCGTATCTATAACTGCGCCTATCTTCCAATTGACGATTGGAGAGCATTTGGTGAGACTATGTTCTTACTTCTAGGCGGTACAGGTGTGGGTTATTCTGTACAAAAACATCACGTAGATCAATTACCTGAAATCAGAAAGCCTGATCCAAAGAAGAATCGCCGGTTTTTGATTGGTGATAGCATCGAAGGATGGGCCGATGCAGTAAAAGTATTAGTACGCGCTTACTTTGAAGGCGGCTCTACACCTGTATTCGATTTCTCCGATATTAGACCTAAAGGTGCCCAGCTAATTACTTCAGGCGGTAAAGCACCTGGACCTCAACCTCTTAAAGAGTGCCTAGTTAAACTTCAAGGAATTCTTGATAGCAAGGAGAATAACGATAAACTAAGCTCTATTGAAGTTCATGATATGATTTGTCATATTGCCGATGCAGTATTGACTGGCGGTATCCGTAGAGCAGCCCTTATTAGCTTATTCAGCGCCGATGACGAGAATATGATTGCGGCCAAATCTGGTGCATGGTGGGAATTGAATCCGCAAAGAGGTCGTGCAAATAATTCTGCCGTACTTCTTCGGAGCAAAGCTACTGAAGAGTTCTTTATGAATTTGTGGGAAAAGATCAAAGCATCGGGTGCGGGTGAACCAGGTATTTACTTCAATAACGATAAAGATTGGGGAACTAATCCATGTTGCGAGATCGCACTACGTCCTTATCAGTTCTGTAATCTATGCGAGGTAAATGTATCAGACGTTGTAGACCAAGAAGATTTAAATGCACGCGTTAAAGCAGCTACATTTATCGGCACCTTACAAGCTTCTTATACTAGCTTTCACTACCTACGTCCAGTATGGCAACGTACTACTGAAAAAGACGCTTTGATCGGTGTTGGTATGACCGGTATCGGATCAGGTGCAGCACAGAAACTAGATCTTAAGCAAGCCGCACAAATTGTAAAAGAAGAAAACGAAAGAGTAGCAAAGCTAATAGGTATCAATGCAGCTGCAAGATGTACTACTATTAAACCTTCAGGTACTTCTTCTTTGACCCTCGGTACTTCAAGCGGTATCCACGCATGGCATAACGACTTCTATATCCGTCGTATTCGTGTAGGAAAGAACGAAGCTATCTATTCACACCTTGCAATTCATCATCCAGAACTCGTTGAAGATGAGTATTTTCGCCCTCACGATACTGCTGTAATTTCTGTACCGCAGAAAGCACCGAAAGACTCTATCCTTCGCCATGAATCTGCTTTACAGCTTCTTGAGAGAGTTAAGTTTTTCTACCAGAACTGGATTAAACCAGGTCATAGAACCGGTCAAAATACGCATAATATATCTGCTACTGTATCTATCAAAGAGAACGAGTGGGAAGAAGTAGGTAAGTGGATGTGGGAGAATCGTAAATTCTATAACGGACTTTCAGTACTACCGTTTTCGGAACACACATACAAACAAGCTCCTTTTGAAGACTGTACAGAAGAGCAGTATGAAGAACTTATGA